AACACTAACTCTTCATGTATTAAACTATTGCGTATGTCTACATACTTTCGTGCTTCTTCAGAGTCCCTAAAGCGACCCTTAGCCTCTATCAGGAAGTCTCCTACTGCAAAGTCTGGCTCATAAATTTTCTCCTGTACGTAGTGAACAAGCTCCGTATGATACTTACAGTGCTTAAGTACACCTTGGTGTAACTCATACTCAAACCAACTGTCGTAACCTCTAGGCGGCCTTCCTTTCGGTTTAGCCATTAGGTTTCTCCAGACTGATTTCTCGCACTTGAGGCTCATTCTGAACATCTGTTAAAAACCTTATACCAGTAGAATAAGCAAACCCTCTTAATGTGGGGTAGCAATGGAATTTGTAAGCGCAGTACGAGCAACCCGTAGAGAGCTTTTTGTTTCCAGATTTCCCATCGTCCACGGGCTCGTAACATAAGGACGGAGGTTCCGGTAGCTCCACCACCTTTTTTATGTGGCGTACTCGCTCAGCAATATCATAGCTAATCACAGAGTGAACAGGAGCCTGTGTATCCTCCTCATCATACTCAAGGTAACACAGGTGACCATTCTGCTTGTCGATTGCAATCCAACCGTACTTAGTGTCACCCTCAGAGTGTGCATAGGCTTTCAACTGAGCCACATAGCCAAAAGGATCATCGTCTGCCAAAGTTCCGTCCTCGAACTTCTTGAAGCTGTACGATGAGGTTGACTTCACGTCAATCAACCGACCGTCAATACGAGCATCCATTGATCCACGGACACCCTCGACCTCACAGGCTTTCTGTTCGTCTTCTACGGTGTGTCCTGCCATACGAGTCAAGAACAAAATGAGTTCCTCAATCATATGCCCATACATAAACTTAATGTAGTTGTTGGGCTTGAGTTTCTCCTGAGTGTACTTGTTCGCACTGTACCACAACTGACGGTCATTCTTACCGATAGCTGAGAGACGTAGCTTACGACTATCACGCATGGATGGCTTGAACTCTTTCTTCATGAGGTCTTTCATGGCCTCACCAAAGCGTTCAATCTCAGCATCAACGTCTACGTCCTTAGGAGTATTACGGTTCTCCATCAGTGCGTAGATATCGTCGATCAGGCTGTATATCTGCTTACTCATCTAGCATCGCCTCTGTAATCATATCATGACCAAGCATCGTAGCGGCCACGTTACAACGCTTAGATTGCCACTTGTACCGATTCTCTAATGTCTTGACAAAATCCATCATTTGCTTTGCGTCTTCAGTACCAATAGCTAGTTCTGACAAACGCTCCTCAAAGTCTTCTACTGTGTAAATCATTTCACTCTCCTTACTATTTGAATAGTATACCATATTAGTGAGTCTCTGCCCAGTTATTTCCAATCTTATATTCACCATCAAGAGGACACTTGAGGTCAAAGGCAATCCCTGCGGCCTTGATAGACTCAACCATCAAGATACCGACACGGTCTGCCTGAGCCTCAGGAGCCTCAATCTGGTACTCATCGTGGATAGACCCTAAGAGCTTATACGTCAGATTCCACTTGGGGGCAAACTGCGTGAAGATTTGAAGAGCCTTCTTCATCACGACAGCACCCGCCGATTGCAACAATGTATTTAAGGCAGAATGTTCACTTCTGATGTGTAAGCATCGTCCATCCAGTCCTCGCAAGTAGCCTCTGTTGGAAGCTGTTGAGACTCGTTCTCTAAGCTCTGCAAGTGCGGGAGTATTGTCGAGAAAGCGTTGTCTAAGTTTCGCTCCAGACTTCTGACTTCCCCTCACAATAGAACCGATCTTAGCGTCTCCTGCTCCGTAGAGGAAAGCGTATATAAATGTTTTTGCCTGAGCTCGTGTAGACAATCCTGCATTGCTCTGGTTCTTTGTATGAATGTCTCCGTTAAGGATTTCATATGTATACTCCTCGTCGTTCATATAATGTGCTAGCATTCGTAGCTCTAATCCTGAGGCATCAATACCAACTAGCTTGTGTCCGTCTGGTACTGTCCAACAGGCACGACAATCTGCACCGTAAGGTACACCGACAGCCGGAACTTGAGCCATGTTAGGACTGCTGTGTGTCATACGTCCTGTGACTGCTCCGATTGCGTTGACCTGTCCATGCACTCGACCGTCATCCTCGACTGCGTCAAGCCACGATTGGACTTGTGCGATCCTCTTCTGAACCATGAGATACTCCGCAATAAGCTGAGCCTCAGGAATATCAGTAACAGTCTCCAAGACCTTTTCATCAACAATAGGCTGACCAGTCTCCGTAAACTTCTCAGGCTTCCAACCGAATAGCCTAAGATACCTCCCGATCTGCTTACGTGAGCCTAGGTTAAACTCAGGCCAGTCAATGCGAGAGAATGTACCGCCTACTGTTTCCCAGTCAGAGCCTAGAAACTTAAGCCCGACAGATGATAAAGAACCGTCCTTTTTGTATTTTGGTACGATTTCTTTAACGAACGTAGGGAGCGGCCTAAACTTCTCCTGAACTTTGTCCTCGACTTCATTCTGTTTCTCCTTAAGTTCTGCTACAAGGTCATGTGCTTTACGTTGATCTAACAGCCATCCGTTTTGTATCTGCTTTGTAATCGCAGTTTGTACCGTGTGCTCAAGATCAAGGCTTTCAGTTCTAGTGCCATCAAGTTTCTGCTTGAGCACATCGTACAGGCGTTCAGTAACCCTAACGTCCTGCTTGCAATACTCCAACATTTCTGGCGTAAGAGCACTCCAATCATGGTAGTCTCCTTTGGGAAAGTTTAATCGTTGACCCCAGGCATCAAGCGAGTGGCCTCCTTCAAGCTGTGGATTGTATAACCTTGACATCACAAGTGTGTCTGTAACGTCTGCGGTCACACGAACGCCTAGGATTCTTTCGACAGCAGGAATATCATAGCCAATCAGATTGTGCCCTATGTGTACAGTCACATCAGAGAACAGTTCCTCAACCATCTCCTTTGTTGGGTGCTCAAGCGTATAAAGCTCGTCACCTTTGATCGCACACAGACACCATATCTTAGTTGGCTTTAGTCCGTCTGTCTCAATGTCCCAGATGCACTCCATCAGAACTCCTCAATGTTGTTGGCTTCATGAACGTCTGGTTTCTCGCCTCGTTCAAGACGACCAGTCAATCCATTATAATACAGCCAACCCGCTGACCCTGTCAAACCTGTGCGACGACACTTGACGACCTGCACCTGTGTGCTGTTCCGTGCATATTCGTCCTCCGACATCTTGTCACGACTCAACAGAATCGTGTTGAAGGCGATCTGGTTAATAGAGCCTGAGCCCTTCAGGTCGTACTCGTTGACGTTGTGAGGATTCGTCAGGCTAGGCTTACGCATATGGCTGACGACAATCACGGACACATCGGTTTCCTTAGCCAACTTGAGCAACCGATCCATAAAGTCGTCGATTGTCTCATTGGAGTTACTTGTGACAGCCGCTTGGAGAGGGTCAATGATGAGTACATCACAACCGTTTCCTTTGACCATCGCTCGTAGCTTCAAGAAAAGCTCATCAGTGTCTACAGCACCGTTGTGGTCGAGCAACAGGATACGACCGTCCGTGATGATCTCAGAACGTAACTTGTCAAAGTCTATGTTCTTACGATCCTCTAATGACAGGTTGTGTCCTGTATGTATCGTCAACAGGTTCTCTACAGCTTCACCATTGGAAGCCTCAAGAAACGCACAGCCAATCGTCTTACTGGTGTTCTTCCAGAAGTGGTACGTAATCTCGTTGACCATCGTGGTCTTACCGACAGACGTTAGAGCACCGATGACGGTGATTTCTCCTGCGGCAATACCTCCGTTGAGCATAGAGTTCAACATACCAAACGACTCAGGGAACGGAATAACCTCCTCTGTGCCACGCTTGATAAAGTCGCCCCAAGCGTCCTCAAGAGTAATCACTCCGGTCATGCGGTAGGCTTTAGCTTCCCACCATTCCGAAGTGAATTGTCGGACTTTGTTGTTCAGAAGGTAGTCTGAAGCGTCCTTAAACTCCCCCAGAGCGACGATCTTGGCTTTGTTAGGGCTGAGTACCTGAGCACACTTTTCTGCCGCCTCACGACCCGCAGGATCGTTGTCGAAACAAATCACGACGTTCTCAAAGCCCTCAAGCCACTCTAGGTTCTGCTTAAAGTCCTTGACAGCACCTCCTGCACCTTTGGACACAGAGACGACAGGGTAACGAGCCCCTAGCATCTCAAAGGCCGCCAGTGCGTCAAGCTCGCCCTCGACGACGGTCACATAGCGACCGCCTGTCTTGAACAACTGCTGACCGAATAGCGTATTGCTACGCATATCACCCATCGTGCGGAAGGACTTAGTAGCGACCTCCCGCACCTTACAACCAACTAATGAACCGTTGTTGTCGTAGTAGGGGTAATATTGCGAGTGTGCGTCAGAATGTACGTTGAACCGTTTCGCAACTGATTCCGGTATCTTGCGATCAGTAATCGCTCGACAGGTTCCATACATTTCCACTGGCTTATTGTACGACACAATGTTACTAGCGGGTTCCACAGCTTCAACCTCCTTAAAATAGGTTTGACAAGCAAAACAGTATCCATGTCCGTCCGTGTACACCGCAAGCCCGTCTGACGACGGGCACACAGGGCACGGATCGTGCCGAATAAACTCATCAGAACTCTCCATCGTCCTCAAGACCTACCTCTCCTTTCTCAACGACACGGACAGCCTGAAGGTACGGTGCGACACCGTGGACAGGGTGTGGTTGTCCTAGGTTGTACTTGATGCGAACTTTGTCGCCATAGCGTACAGAGGACTTGCTGACGGGTTCTCCGTCGTTGTCGATGACAGGAAACTCGTCAAACTTAGTGGCGAACTTCCGCTGTGCTTGATTCTTGTATTCACGAATCTTGACACCTTCTGACTGTAGCTTTTCAGCTTCAGGCTCGTCGAGGGTTAAGACTAGCGAATACTTACCAGTCGATTGACCGTTGTATACTTCATGCTCTGCTAGGTTAGCAAAGGCAACTGTTCCAGTTACTACAGACATTATCAGACCTCCTCAGGTTCTGGTGTATAGATTGAGATTGATTCCAAAGCGGTCTCAAGCTCTCTTAAGTCACGACGGGTTGTGTTAGACAACACCAAGTCGTATTTCGGTTCAGGGTCGTCAAGTTGATCGCTGACCCTGTTCCGTAATTCCATTAGTATAATCGCTGTCGAGATATTATGCAACATAATAACGACACTCCTTGATAAATTCTTTCAGTTCAACCTTAGTAATCTTAAGTTTTTTACTATTAGTTTTTTTAATATTAGTCCTAAGGTGTTTCCTAGGTTTGCTTAAGTAATACATAAGAGTATACCATCAATCCTCGTTTGG